AAGATAACTTGCAGCAACCATACCAGGACCTGATAGTTTGAAAGTAATTGAATCTTTTACAGAATCAAGAATTTCATCTTTGTAACCACCATACGCTTGTAATTCCCATGCTAAATTACTCATCACATTCTCCAATCAAGCAAAAATTGCATTATAAACCATCTCACGGACTGCGGTATCATTTGCTTCGTGTAGACCACGAACCGTGGAGATATCTTCCATAATTTCTATAACTTGTGCAAGCGACCAATTAAGTTCTTTTGCAGCAATCACAACACCATCGACCACTTGATTACCGTAATCTGTAAACATACCATAATGAGATACTTTCATCACAATCTCCATCATTTAAACACAATCAAAGCCAACAGTATGCTGTTAAAGAAGAAACCGACAGCGTTACTAATTATGTATAATTTATCGTTTCGACCTAACGCACGAACCAGAAACAGAAACAAACCTCCCCACACCATCAACACCATGCTTAGAGGCGGTAGTTTATCGCTGTAACCCAGAATCACACCCAAACTAGTAGGAAGAGTAGCAGCATGAATCATTACCATGCCAACCCAACCACACGCTTCACTTATATCAAATTTGCTAACTTTCTTACTCATTATTTCTCTCTTTCTCATCACATTATTATAGTAACAGAAAGCGGTAAGATTGTCAAGCATTATCGGCTAGGTGCCTGCCTTTTTCGCCAAAGTGATTTCTTTTTGATAACTTTATTTGTCATTATTTGTCTTTCTGATAACACGAATCTGGTCGTCGGGTGTTACAAAAATTCTAGCACGGACTATTGTTTCCATATTTGCAACATCTTGTTGTTTTGTAAACTCTATGCACTTGCCATCCATCAATTCTCTTACTAATTTTGTAATCAATATATTTTTGAGTTCCAAATCATCCATCTGTATTGCTTCATTGGCATCTAGCCTCATCTCGGCCGATATCATTTTACCTTGAATCGGCACTTCTGAACCCAATCGTGTGACTATGGGTATTGATTTATCGACTGATGTATTATTCCAACTTCCACGCATTACTGAGGCATGGTCAACTACTGGAGGATAGTCTTTTGCAGTAATCACACTATCGTTTTGTAATCCATCAATCCAAACATCTACACTTTTCAAAGTAGTCATTGTAACTCCGTAAATTGGTCCGGCGTACAGGAATCGAACCCATATTCATGCTTTAGAAGAGCATTGTATTATCCATTATACGAACGCCAGTTGCTATTTTGATATACTAGCACAAATCAAAAACTTTGTCAAGTATCTGTGGTACGACCGGTCGGACTCGAACCGACACCCCGAACGGGAAGGGATTTTAAGTCCCTCATGGCTACCATTACATCACGGTCGCTTAATATCCTGCTGATGCACCATCTGGTCTTGGCTCAGTTCTGTATGGTGTATCTGAATCTTGCTCTTTCAAATGTAAACCAGTCAGACTATGTTCATCACCAATATAACCCTTGAGGAATGTATTGATAGCGATACTTACTCTGGTATCACTGCTTGTTGTTTGTTCCACCATATGTGTGAGATATGATGGAAAGATAACGATATCACCAGTGCCTACAGAAAACCACCATGATTCTGAATTGTATGTATTGAAGTTTTCAGTAGGTATGTTAATTCTGTTATACTTGTCGTTGTAAAATGTAATTCGGTCTTTTTCACGTTCGGTGCTAATGTAAATGCAACCAGACAACCAACTGTTTGGGTGTGCATGTTTATGGTGAAACTGACCAGTCTTGGTGTAATTCATCCATGATTGTGTAATATACGCTTCAACTGGATACTTTGGCGCATATACATGCTGCATGTAGTAATTGATATAAAACTGATAGTAATCACGAATTTCCTTCATCGCAGGATGGTCTAACACATACCGATCCGCACTCGTCAGATTACCAGTATTTTGTGTGGTACCTTTTGCAGTCTCGCCAAAAAACTTTTTCTCATCATCTGTCCATTCACGATGGAAACGTGCAAATAATACAGGTGTGGGAAATAAACCCTGAATAAATGGTTCAGGTAAAACTTCAGTCACTTGATTATTTTTTTGTTTCTTTGCCATTTTCTTCCCTATCAATTTCTAGCCAGATATACCCGGCAGTTTCATCTATAACTTGTTGCGACCACATTTCTTCATTCTCAAGAACGGGAATGTCATACTCTGGTGATAACCAAGGCTTATTTGTATTTGCTTTCGAAGTATTCATACACTTTCATTCTTGCTTCTTCTGGTGATGCTGCTATAACTGTCACATATGCCACACCATCTGAGATTGACATATTAAATGGAACTGGACCATCAAATTGCATTTGTTCAGGTATATTCACCTCAACTTCATACTCAGCCAGTCTTTGAATTCGGCTCATCAATGCATCAAACTCTGCGGAACGTTTCATAACTATCCCCCTTGCGTTTATTATACACGACCTTCTTCACAGTATCAACTCTTTGTGACGGATTACGTGCGCCCATTACAACAATTACCTGATGGTGTAATTTATCACCAACATTTTTCTCTACCAATAATGCCACACAAAAACCTGCTGGATTTGTATAACCAGTCTTGCTTACTTGTACACCATCAATCTGTGAGAGAATGGCAGTATTTGTATTATGTAGCACCAGCATACGATTCTTTCGTTTGACCTGTGTCAAAATCGTTGCTGTTTTCTTGGTAGATATATCACGTATCTGAGAATAATTACTGGCACCCACTACCATCTTTGTGACATCGGATGCGGTACTTACATTCATTCGACTTAGACCAGATGGGTCATCAAAATGTGTGCCATACATGTCCAACATCATTGCCCGCAGATTCATACTCTTCATAAACTTTTCACGACCACCAGGATAATCCGATGCCAGTGTTTCGGCTGCTGCATTATCACTCTTTATCAATAACATATGAAACAATTCACCACGTGTATATTCACGCTTAGGCATCTTGCTACCTGCCATTTTACTCAGTGTCAACTTTCGGTCCATGTTTGTATCATAGTCTAATGCAACCATTGCCGTCATCAACTTGGTCATACTAGCCAATGCACGAACTTTATCAATATTGTGTGACGTAGTAATATGCTCGTCAGTTATGTCGGTGACCATCACAGATAATTCCGATGTTTGTACATTGTAAGTCTTTTGTTTCTTCTTACGTGGCTTGGCGTCAGCCGACGATACCGCAGTAAAGAATACTAATAAAAATAAAACAAAAAATCGTAGATAAGATTGCATTAGTGTAGTATGTAAAAAATAAATGGAAGAGATATGACTGTAAACAATGTCATCAGAAAGAACAAAAACTCTTTGTAAAAATTGTCCATTGCTGCTCCTTTGGCAGCGGACAGTTTATTCTTCTAATCCACTGCTTAGTTTATTGATTGCTTTTTCGTAACTCTCACAGAGTTCACGATAATAATTGGCTTCATTCCATGCATAAAATAACTGAAACTTTGCCTCTTCAAGTAAATTGAGCAAAGCTACTTGTCCTTTCGGTCCTGTCCTGTGTATAAGTGCTATTAATATATTCATCTTATCAATGATGTTAATTTCATCTTGAATATCATCATTCATATCGTCATTATCGTCAATCATTTTTCACCCTTTTCAAGGAGTGTGATTGCATCTTTTGTATATCTAATTTCTTTATTAAGGGCATCTCTTGCTTCATGCAACTCCAATAGTTTTGCCCTCAAGCGGTCCAATTCAATGAACTGTTGAGGTTTGGTTTTGGGTGTGAATGTATATATCTCAGCCATAGTGACAGTATAAATTAGAATATATCATTTGTCAAGTCACCATTTTTCGGCACGGTTCCAAGAATCGTCATATTCTGCTGAGTAATCAGTAACATCGGGTATATTTATGGCAAATTCGTCAATTTCTACCGAATCCCATTCTTGACCTTTTTTGATTGCAGAAGTTATTTTCGCTGCTTTTGCTCTTGTTGCCGCACCCTCAGGTGTCAGGTGATACTCAAGGAGTTTTTGTGACCGAATCTGTTTATCTTCTTCGGTATGCTCACGAACATTGCCACATGAACGTGAACAATATGGTCCACGTTTAGTGTGTGATACGCCACATCTAGGACAGGTCTTTTGTATTGGCATTTTCTAGTTTTTCTTCTATGTAATGACAAAGAATATGACCAAGAATCAAATGCCCTTCTTGAATTGTGGGTGTTGATGTAGATGGTATTGCTATGTAATAATTTGAATATTCATGCATCCATCGTTTTTTTGAACCAGTGAATGCAATGTTTACTAATTGATTCAGATAACCATACTTCATTGCTTCGATTATATTCTCTGAACCACCCGATGTTGAAAGATAGATTGCTACATCACCAGGTTTAGATAACGCCTGAAGTTGGCGTGAGAATATGTGCTTGTAACCCAAATCATTAGAAATTGCAGTGATAACTGAAGTGTCGGTGTTCAATGCTATTGCAGCGTATGGCTCACTCTGTATCATAAAGTATGAAACTAATTCACCTGCTAAGTGTTGTGCCTCTGCTGCTGAACCACCATTGCCCATGAAAAAGATTTTATTACCACGCTGAAGTGCATTGACACATTCTTGTGCGGCTTTTTCTAATTCATCTAATGGAGCAGGTATTGTTGATGAAGCAAATGATTGAGTTTTATTTGCAATCAATGAATCAATCATATCTCTGCTATTCTTCAGAGAGTTCATAATATCCATAATATACCTCTATGCTGAAAGTAGAATGTCGTTGGCGTTACATGTGGTGACGAAATTGATAAATGCTACTGCTTCATTCTCATCTTCATAATAACGAATAATTGTTTGACCTGTGTGCTGCGATATTATCATCAAAAGAATATAGTGGTCACGGTAGGTGGAAAACTTCAACCACCAACCGTTTCTGACCACTGGGTGCCAAAACTTAGTTTTGTACTCTATGTCAATCTTTAGTTTTTTTGCTTTCAGCCCTGATGATTTTTTTTGCATCTTCTGCCACATTATTATTGAAATTTGACGCCTTCACTTTATATGTAGTAAAAGTTTTACCTGTGATATCATCAAAGTAATCTAGGGTATGGTCAATCAAAACTTTGTTGAAGTCAATGGTTTTGAGTGTTGTTTCTTCAGCCTTACGCTGAACATCGTTCCAAGTGTACATTGTTGGAAATTGAGGTGCTTGTGTGAAAAACATGATTATCTCCTAAGAATTGTGTGACCCTAATTAGGCATCACATCTCTATTATATAGTATTTTTGCTGCTTTGCACAATAGATTTAAGGTGGGCTTTGCGTATCTTTGCCGACACCCACTCGTTATAGTATAACTCATCCAACAAGCAATGTCTAGTGAATATCTCAAACGTTTCCCAGTACGAACACTCCGATTTGTTTTTACACAGGTGCAGTATTGTTCGACGAAAGTTATGTTCGCCTAGTTCGGCAACTTCTGCTTTGAGTGTGTCGTTGGAACCGAAATAGGTTTCCCAGTCGGAGGTTTTTCTGATTTTTCTCTTTTTTCCGTTGACTTGACGGACACCAGCTTTACTAAAGTATTTGCGTCCAATATATTTCCTATTAGTGATAAGATTTTCTATTAGATAGACAAATCCAAAATGTGTGCCGTCATCTTCGAACGGCACACCATTATAATACCATGTCACAGTGGGCTATCATCCTCATCGTCATGTAAATCACCATCATCAAAATCTTCATCGTCAAGAATTAAATATTCTCCACAGAACGGACAATGTGTAGGATCTGATTCTGTATACAGTTCATTGTATGATACTGTGAATTTTGAACTACAAGCGGTACATTCGTGTCTTAAATTTATCATTAGTTACACCATGATTGTTTAGCTTCACCAAAATATTCACGTGCAAAACCATTTTGAATTAGTCCTGCACGAAGGCTTTGTCCATCTAAAATGATATCACCCAAGACACGACCACCAAATTTATCCCACCCATAGAGAATGACCTGACGCTTAGTTGACTTAGCAACGGCGTTGGTTGTAAATTTGGTAGCAAGTTTTCCTCTTTCATCTTCTTGTGGACATTGGGCACGAAAGCCTTTCTCTGGTGTATCAACGCCATAGATACGAACAGCAAGTTCAGGCTTCAATGGTGCTGGTAAAAATGGTGCTGAGATGACCACAGTATCACCGTCATTCACACGAACGATTTGTGCATCATACGTTACACCTTGCGGTGCTTTTTGTGCCAGTGCCAGTGATGGCAATAACAGAAGTGCTAATAGTAATTTTTTCATATTGATTCCTTACAAACAAGATTGAGTATATCGAAACGTGTGGTATTTGGTACATTCAAAGAAACGATGTGTGTATTGACTTCATATGCATTACGAAAAACTATTTTATTATTTTTGTCAACGTACATATCCATGAGCAACATCAATTGTTGTCTACCACAATGCAATGAACCATAAACATACAGCGCATTTATCGGAACAGTTGAACCGTACATTTGTTCTGGAACATGGTATAGAACAAAGGCATGAAATCTAACAATTTCATGCTTTGCGCCTAGCATACCTTTCTCAATGTATATATCATAGTCATCGGACTTAACTACGAAATGCCAGTCTTTTTGATTGTGAATAATTACATCATTATTGGTAATATTCAGTGTAAAGTCTTTCTGGCTGGCATGAGAGAAAGAAGTGAGGAGTATTGCCATAATAAAAGTAAATAAATGCTTCATGATGCCTCCCTATGTTAGGCGTAAACATTTATTTAGAGCTAATTCCAGTACTTGGTCCCGTCTAGTCTGTCCCAGTATTTTTTGTTATTACGGTTTATGAAGTTTTTGATTAGATATGCGGCCATGCCAAAGTAGCCCATCTTTTTGAATCTACGTGAATCTTGTCCAAAATAATGGTTGATGATTCTGAATTTTTGAGGGTTGTACATCCTTGAAAGAAAGAAATCTTCAGAAGTGGTATATTTTTCAGAGAAACCACCATATTCTTCAAACTTATCTCTTCGTGTGAGCATGAATGCACCAACGGCAAATGGACTGAAATGACTAAGAATGTGATTCATGTAATTGAAAATTATAAATCCAAGATTTGCCCGCCAATCATTGTCATAGCAATATATTTTGGCACCAATCAAATCCAAATTATAGAATTCAATTTCTTCAACAGCATCACGGATTACATACTTGTTCACAAAACGTACATCAGAATCAATAAACAAAATGTATGGTGTGGTGGCAAGTTTAGCACCATTGTTTCTAGCAATTGAAACTGGACCACCATCAATGACCTCAACATTCAAGAAAGCACTATTGTCTTTTATAACTTGCCTTGTGTTATCAGTCGAACTATCTGCAATTATAATTCTAGTGTCTCCGATTTTTTGCAATCTCAATGATGTCAGTAAATGTTGAATGTAATTTTCTTCATTTTTGCAAGGTATTACAATTGTAATTTTATCACTTAGTTTTATCATTTCTTATACACCTTCCTTCAACTTTGAACGAATCGAATTTTAGCCAATAGTTCATACTCTGTAAACTTTTCTCACAACTAATCTGATCCTGAAACTCTAGAGTTATTTTTCCTGGTATATCCTTTGGATCGTTTAGGTGCACCGCTATCAATATCATCAACCACATTGTCGCTCTCCTGTGTCCACGTGATTATTTCCCAACGACCATCGTGATGCTCAACAAGTGCTGTCAATGATTCAACCCAATCACCATCATTCATATAAGTTACGCCATCTATTTCTTTTATTTCTGCATGATGTATGTGTCCACATATCACACCATCATATCCTTTTTTCTTGCAATAACCCGCTAGATTTTTTTCGAATTGAAAAATAAAATCTATTGCTTTCTTTACCCTGTGCTTGAGAAAACGACTAAGGCTAAAATAACCAATACCAATTCTATGTAAGACCCAATTAAATTTATTATTAACTGATAAGATGAAATCATATGCTCTGTCTCCTAAAAATGACAGCCAAGGTGCTAGTCTAGTGATACCATCAAATAAATCTCCATGTATAACAAGATAGTGTTTGCCATCAACGCCAATGTGTTCACATTGATTGACTACTTCTATCATACCAAAACTTAGATTGTATTGAAGAAACGGCCTTAGAAATTCATCGTGATTTCCTAAAACGTAAATTACTTTGGTATTTCTTTTGGCGTGTCCTAAAACACGACGAACAACATTTGTGTGACTTTGTTTCCAACGCCATTTATTTTGTTTCATTTTCCAACCATCAATAATATCACCAACAAGGTATAATGT